GGTGAATATAAGCTCCTGTACAGTAACCCGGTTGAGTACTTCGCCAATATCTCAGCCGCCCGGGGTGAAACCCAAAGTAATCAATTTGGTGAGAACATCGTTTATGACAAGTCTATCATTCTTGACAAAGGAGCTGTTGATTTGGACGAATACTCAATTCTTTGGATTGACAGCGAGCCGGAATTAGACGCTAACGGTGCTCTAGTGCTGAATGAGGACGGAACGGTTAAAACCCCTCATGATTACATAGTAAAGAAAGTTGCTATGAGTCTTCACTCGGTGCTCTTGGCAATCAGTAAGGTGACAGTAAGTGGCTAAGACGGTCATTAGGATAACCGATCTCTCGGAAGAAAGTATTGACAAGGCTATCAAAGAAGTCGAGAAGTACAAGAAATCTTTCGAGGAAAAAAGCAAAGAGCTATGTAAGAGGTTTGCTGAAAAGATAGCCGATGAAGCTCAGCGAGGTTTCTCCGGGGCAATAGTCGATGATCTTACAGCAAAAAGCGGCGGTGCAAGAATGGCTAGTGTGAATGTAACCAAGGACGAAACGGACGGAGGTTATGTTGTGACAGCCAATGGCGAAGACGCTGTATGGGTTGAGTTTGGAGCGGGCGTTCATCATAACGGAGCTGTAGGTTCTTCTCCTAACCCTTATGGGTTGGAGCTCGGTTTCACCATAGGAGGTTTCGGGGCGAACGGAGTTCGTCATTCATGGGGCTTCATAGAAAATGGTGAGTTGAAGATTACACATGGTACTCCGGCTTCTATGCCGATGTACAAGGCTGTTCAAACAGCAATACAGGATTTAGACAAACTAGCAAAGGAGGTGTTCGGGTGATTGACGTAGAAAATGAGATTTTCACAAGCGTTGCGAGTGTGCTGAGAGAGTCTTACGAAGACATTTTTATCACAGGTGAATACGTTAAATCTCCTCCCTCTTTTCCCTGTGTATCAATCGTTGAGGTAGACAATGCGGTGTACAGGAACTCTTCTACGAATACTGAGGAGGAAGTACATTCAGCGGTGACTTACGAGGTCAATATCTACTCAAACAAGTCATCGGGAAAAAAGAGTGAGTGCCGAGCTATTGCTAGTCTCCTTGATACCAAACTCGCAAACCTCGGGTTCACAAGAATGATGTTAGAACCCATTCCGAACCTTGAGGACTCAACTATTTACAGATTGCTCGGTAGATACCGGGCTGTTGTAGGAAAAGATCACACTATTTATAGGAGGTAATAATCATGGCTATTTCAACCTACAAAGTTTTTCTTATGAAGAAGAACAGCTCAACTTATGAGAAGTTGGTAGACATTAAGGAGTTCCCCGACCTTGGTGGTTCTCCCGAAATGCTCGAGACAACTACTCTGTCCGACAATATGCAAACCTACATTCCGGGTATTCAGAGCCTTGACGCTCTTGAGTTTACCGCAAACTACACTCTCGCTGACTTTACAGCTCTCAAGGCTCTTGACGGTGTTGAGAATGATTACGCTGTTTGGTTTGGCGGCACAGGTGAGGGAGACTCTCTTACTCCTACCGGTTCTGACGGTAAGTTCGAGTTCAAGGGTCAGCTCTCCGTATTCCCTGTAGGTGGTGGAGTTAATGAGGTAGTTGATATGACTATCACTATCGCACCTAGCACACCTATTACTATGGGTTCTTGATCACAGGTTCACATGAACAGATTTTAGGAGGATATTCGCATGAGTAAAACACTTACTTTCAGCTACGAGGGAGAAGACTACACCCTCGAGTTCACAAGACGTACAGTATCGGAAATGGAAAAGAACGGTTTCGTTGCTGACGATATTGACATCAAACCTATGACGGTCTTACCTCAGCTTTTTGCCGGGGCGTTCTTAGCACACCACAGGTGGGTTAAGAGCTCGGTGATCGAGGAGATTTACTCCAAGATGACTCATAAAGAAGCTCTTATTGGTAAACTCGCTGAAATGTACAACGAGCCTATCATGGCACTTGTGGCTGAGCCGGAGGAGTCAAAGGGAAACGTGGATTGGGTAGCGAGTTGGTAAGTGGCTCTCTATCCTCTGATGATGAGGGGAGCGGCTCGCAAGTAGTTGCTCCCCTTAAAACTTACACAGACACTTTCAATGAACAATTCCCTTATTACCTGTCAATCGGTATGACCGAGGAACAGTATTGGGATAGAGATTGTATGTTGGTCAAGTTCTATCGTGAAGCCGATGAACTTAGAACCGAAAGAATTAGCTTTGAAGCGTGGCTTCAAGGAAAGTATGTATATGACGCTATCTGTGCTACTTCTCCGATCTTACACGCTTTTGCTAAGAAAGGCACTAAACCTGTACCGTACATGAATGAACCTTACCCGGTAACAAAGGCTAAGGCACAAAAGCAAGCTGAGGACAAGGCTAAGGCTAGCTACACCAAGAACAAAACGTTCATGGAAACATTCATGATCAAGTACAACAAACAATTTGAAGTAAAGGAGGGATAATTTAGTGGGTACTACTATTGATAGTCTTGAGATACAAATTGAACAAAATTCTACCAATGCCACTAAAGGTCTTGATAGTCTCGCTGACTCCCTCGGAAAACTGAAAAATGCTTCTAAAGGTGGTTTAGGTCTCGGAGCTGTTAAAAATCAGATTTCAAACTTGAACGAAGCTCTTAAGGGTGTTGATGATAGCTCGGTTGAAAAGCTGAACGCATTGGCTACTACTCTCGAGAAGCTCTCTAGTCTTGGTAATCTTAAGATTTCTCCCTCTCTTGCTAATGGTATCACTAAGTTAGCTACCGCTATGGATAGTATTAGTCTGTCCTCTGTTGAGAACTTGGAAGACACCGTAAATGCTTTAGAGAGAATGGGTGGCTTGGGTTCTGTAAAAATTCCCCGGGTTACTCAGCCTACAGGAGCTACAACTCCTACAGATACTACAGGAGCTACCCCGGGGGTTGCTAATTCCGGGAATGTTTCTGACGCTGTTAATGAGGTAAATAGATATACAGACTCCGTTAATACCGCCGAAAGAGCAACCGGAGCATGGAAGAGTCAGCTTACACAAGCGGCTTCTACTATCAAGTCGGCTCTCGGTGGAGCACTTAAAGGAGTGGCTTCGGGTGCACTTAACCTTGTCAAAGGTGCGTTCTCAAAAGCTACTACAGCAATTAAGTCTTTTGCAAAGAACATCAAAAACGCTGTTGGGGCTAAGATTTCTAGCGGTCTTAAAGGTTTGTCCGGTGGCTTCAAGGGATTGGCTCAAAACTTAGGTTTTGCCAACACTAGGCTCGGACACTTTATTACGTCTCTTGGAAGAATAGCTATGTATAGAGCTGTGAGATTTATCATTTCTCAGTTCACACAGGCTATCAAGGACGGTGTGAATAATTTATATCAATGGAGCAAGGTTGCAAACGGTGAGTTTGCTCAGAGCATGGATAGGATAGCTTCTAGTACACAGTACTTGAAGAATAGTCTCGGGGCTATGGTTTCTCCTCTGATCAACGCTCTTGCACCGGCTATTGATATGATCATCGGTAAGTTGGTCACTCTTATCAACCTTGTAAATCAGTTCTTCGCAAGATTGAGCGGAGCTAAGACTTTCACAGCCGCAAAGAAACAGGCTACAGAATATGCCGCCGCCGCTACGAGTGCCGGGAAAGCAACCAAGAAAGCCGCTAAGGAGATCAAGGACGCTACTCTCGGTATTGACGAGCTCAATATCATTTCCCCCAAAGAGGACGATGACAATGACTCAGCCGGTGGAGGTTCTAAGATACCTAACTATGCGGATATGTTTGAAAAGTTACCTATAGATAGTAAAGTCTCTGATTTCGTAGATAAGCTCAAGGAGTTATTCAACGCCGGGGATTGGGAGGGCTTAGGAAGACTCTTAGGTTCTAAATTCAACGAGATCATGGATAGCATTGATTGGAACGGTATCGGTCACAAGATAGGCTACTATCTCAACGGTGCAATTCAGACAGCTTACTACTTCTTAGATGAAGTAGATTGGAACAGGTTTGGCGGTCATATTGCTGAGCTGTTGAACGGTGCATTAGAAGAAGTTGATTTCAAAATAGCCGGTAGATTGTGGACTAAGAAGTTCACGGTCATTCTTGATACGATCATAGGTTTCTTAGGAAATCTGAATTGGAGTCTCGTAGGTAAATCTATCGGAGATTTCGTAAGAGGAGCTTGTGACGAAGCCTTTGATTGGATAACCGGGTATGATTGGGGTCAAATGGCTGACAAAGCATACAAGAGCTTGAAAGACCTTATCAAAGGTATCGACTTCGCTTCTGTTGCTCAGAGCTTCTTCAAAGCATTGGGAGCGGCTTTAGCGGCGGCTGTCAGCTTCATAGCTACTTTTGTAGCGGATATTTGGGCTGATATTAACGCCTACTTCCAAAAGTACGTTACAAACGATGACGGTACGAAGAAGACCGGTTTAGATTGGGTCAAGGGTATTCTCAAAGGTATTTGGGAGGGTATCAAGAGTATCGGAAAGTGGATATACGATAATGTATTCACTCCTTTCATTGAGGGCTTCAAAGCGGCTTTCGGTATTCATTCTCCAAGTACTGTAATGGCTGAACAGGGTAAGTACATCGTACAGGGTCTTATCAATGGGATAACCTCTAAGATTTCGGATTGTATAGCTAAGGTTCTCGAGTGGGCTAACAAGATCAAAGAGTGGTTCGTTAAGGGTGATGACGGTAAGAATATGTTTGATCACTTCAAAGAATACGGACAAAAGATTGTTTCCGGGTTCAAAGATAAGGTGTCAACCACATATACAACCGTTAAGTCAGCTATGATCACATGGGCTACCAAGGTCAAGGAATGGTACACAGGAGACAGCGAGGGTGCTGTGAACCTCAGAACTTTTGCTACTTTTGCTAACAACACGATCAATGGTTTCAAAGATAAGATAGGTTCGGCTTATACGAATACTAAGTCCAATATCATTACTTGGGCTTCTAACGTAAAGGATTGGTTCACAAGTAGTTCTCACGGAGGAGTCAATAATACGAATTGGCAAACTTTTGCTAATAACGTCATTGAGGGCTTCAAGACCAAGATTGGAAACGCTTATACAAACACCAAGAGTAACATCATCACTTGGGCTACGAGCGTGAAGTCATGGTTTACCGATATGGGCTACGGTGGAGTCAATAATACGAATTGGCAAACCTTTGCAAACAACGTTATCGAGGGATTTAAGACAAAAATCGGAAATGCCTACACCAATACGAAGAACAACATCGTAACATGGGCTACTAACGTGAAGTCTTGGTTCTCAAGTATAGCTTCAAATTCAGCTTTCGCCGGGTTTGCAAGTGATGTGATCAACGGATTTAAGACAAAGATAGGTAGTGCCTATACCGAGACGAAATCTAATATCACAACTTGGGGTTCTTCGGTACTTAGTTGGTTCAAGGAGAATTGCTCATACGATAAGTTCTACTCCGTAGCGAGTGACGTTATCAGCGGTTTCAAGAATGGTATCGGAAACCTTTATAAGACCTGTAAGGACACAATCTCCTCATGGGGTTCGTCCATTATAGATTGGTTCAAAGATAAGCTCGACTCCAACTCTCCGTCTAAGGTATTCGAGACAATCGGTGAAGACACCGTTCTCGGTTTCAACATCGGTCTCAAGAACTTAGCGGATAGCACAAGACCTCTCGTAGATAGTTGGGCTAACAGCTTTACAAACGTTCAGCCTAGACTAGCTTTTGCTGTTGATACCTCAGCACTCAACTACTATGACCCTACAGGTTATATGAGTACGGTTGATACAAGCGTGAATACAAGAGCTAACGTAATGGCTACCGGCTTTATTGACGGTATGGAGGAGTTCTACAGAGATTATCTTGAGCCTACACTCGGTCAGATTGCTTCTGATACTAGAAGACAGGCTGACAAACAGGAGAAAACTATCGTACAGATTGGCACTAAGACGATTTCGGACGCTGTGACAACTCAGAAGAACGCTGACGGTTACAGCTTCACCAAGTAAAGGAGGTAGGAAATGGCTTATTTATCAGTAAATGGA